TCAAATTCCGCTTAACCCAAAACTAGTTATTTGCGGTGAGATTTATGTGAGGGTCAGTAGCAATCAAAATTTTTTAAAAGGAATGAAGGTCAAAGCTAGACCACCTGCCACTGAGGGTAGGGTGTGGGTAATGCTTGGACGAACCCCTAGATGGAGAGGGAGATGGTAACATGAGTAAAGAATCGGAACGAATAGTTGAGAAGTGGGAACAAGTGCAGGAGCAAAAGAAGATGGAGGCGAGACTGGGTAATCCGCAGAACATCTTTGCGAAAGTGCTGAAGGAAATGGGCAAGGCTAAACCAAAACCTAAAAAGAAAAAGTGAGTTTCCACCCTACACCACACCCTTATTTCAAGCTTCCAGATGCAGACACTGCCAAGGAATTGGGAGCAGATAAAACGATGGAACTTTTGCTCCAAAGGGAGGAATTAATTCATGCCGAAAAAATTGACCCTTTCCATCATGGAATCGAACCACCTCACTGGCAAATGGCAGATGATGAATTTGCCAAAGTGGATGAAATGTTAATTATGGGAGGGAACAGGAGTGGCAAGTCAGAATTTTGCAGTAAAAAAGTAGTAAAGGTCATTAATGACATTCCAGAGGCAAATGTTTTATGCATGCATACAACCGCCAGTACCAGTGTTGAACAACAACAACAGTATATTTGGAAGTATCTTCCGAGCGAATGGAAGATGGCAAAAAAAGGCAAAGTTACCAATCTTACTTTTTCAAAAAAGGGTGGATTTACTGAATCCTGTTGTGTCGCACCGAATGGATCGAGAATTTTCTTCAGAAATTACTCTCAAAGTTTGGAAAGTGGCATTTTAGAGGGATCAGAGTGGGATTTAGTTTGGGCAGATGAACTTTGTCCCCATGATTTCATTGCCAGTTTGCGTTTTCGACTTACCACAAGATCAAACCGTCCAGTGGTGAACGAAAATCACCCAGAATGGATGAATGGTTCGTACCCTAATCGTGGATTATTAATTTCATTCACACCAGTGACTGGATATACACCAACGGTTCGTGAATTTTTGCAGGGGGCAAGGACAATTAAAAGCATACCTGCTGATCCAGAGTTATTGCCGAACGAAAAAGTGCCAGTAATTATGCAACCGTTAAAGGATAACGCACGAATTGTGTTTTTTCATTCAGAATGGAATAAGTATAATGATTACAAAGCTTTAAAACGCACTCTTCAGCACGATCCGAAGACAAAAATTTTAACTCGTGCATATGGATTACCAACTCGTGTCAGTGGTGGGCAATTCCCTCGTTTTGGAAGTGACCACTTAGTGAATGATAAACAAATTCCAGAGGAAGGCACAAATTACATGATCGTTGACCCATCTCATGGCAAAAACTGGGTGATAATTTGGGTGAGGGTTGCACCAGATAATAAATGTTATGTTTATCGTGAATTTCCAAGTCAAGTGCATCCAATTGAGGGCATCGGAATGGTGGGAGAGTGGTCAGTGGCAGGGAAGAAGATTGATGGTGACAAGGGATTAGCCCAACAACCTTTTGGATGGTCTCTGGCGAGATACTTTCAAGAAATAAAAAATCAAGAAGGGGACGAAGAAATTTTTTGCAGAATCATGGATAGTCGGTTTGGATCATCACCTACACCCACAAAAAGTGGGGTGACTACCCTAATTGACCAAATGGCAGATATGGAGATGTTTTTTGAGCCAAGCGTGGGGGTTAGAATCGAAGAGGGAGTCACATTGATTAACGATCTTTTAGATTACAATGAAGAGCAACCAATTGACAGTTTAAACACTCCTAGACTGTTTGTGCATGAAGACTGCAAAAACACTCGATTTGCCCTATCTACATGGACTGGGCAGGACGGTAAACATGGGGCTTGCAAGGACTTTGTTGATGTTCTGAGGTATTTTTGCCTATCAGCACCGTGCTATTTAGACCCAGAGGCAGGAGTTTTAAACACTGGGGGAGGGTATTAGTTGTACAAGAAGTTGTACACTTTCGGATTTAGTGAACCTCACTAAAAAATTTATGACACAAGAAAAAAAACTTGCCGATATTCGGCTAAGAACCGCATAAACACTGGGTTTTTAAGGTACGGTTAAGGGGTATCCCCTTAGCGATTTCTTGACTTGCCAAAAAAGAATTTCATTTAGGGCTTGCTTTTTATTATAATTAAAATTAGTGTCTTAATTATGAACAACAATTATATTTTATGGATTCAAAGTTACGACTGGAAAGGTAAGCATCATGACCACGGTGCTTTATTCGATATTAATGGTACTGATATCGTAACTGTAAATAACGACATTAACCAAGATCAATTTTCTAGATTAACTGGTTTGGTAAAACAAGATATTAAATTTGATGATTGGTATCCTATTTATGTCGATAAATATGAGGATGAAGCTCAAGAAGTTTCTGGTAAACACGATATTGCCAATGGAGATGAATGGACTGCATATAAAGTTTCATCGGTTGCTGATTTGTTTGTGTTAGGATTAGTTGAGGAAGTTAATTTTACACAACTTAAAAAGATTTTATCTAAGCGTTTTCAGAAAGCACTTCAATTGTGCAAGAGTGAACGATACCGTAATCGTCAATTTAAAGAATATTGGAAAGGTTTTTTTCATGGGAGTGGATATTTAATCTGTGTGTTTGGTGAAGATAATGATGATGATCTGTATAGAGATTGGTCTTATACTGCGTTCCGCAAAAAAGATATTACCTACGGATTAGATTGTGCCAGTGAGCATGGAAAACCTTATGAGATTCTTGTTGGACAAGATATTTATGGCAGGACAAACGAAGGTTATGAATATAGTGAAAGCGAAAGAGTGGATTGGGATCAAGCTGAAGCAAATATCAGATTCCTTGTTCAAGATGGAAAATTCTTTATTTCTAAGAATGAAATTTTATGACACAAGAACTTCTTGCATTGCATACTAATAAATATTATTGTCTTAATTATGAACACATTTGATTTTTATTTTATTCAATATTTATGCGATAGGGTCACTCCTTTCAATAAAGCCAAAAAGGGCGAGGGGTGGGATCACGGTGCTGATAAACTTTTCGGAGGTCACACGCACTACGGTAGATATAACTCTTATCCCAAGTATTACTTTAAGGCATTCTGCGGATCATTTGATCTGGACGGTGAAAAGGCAGATGCCGAGGCAGACCGTTTAAACAAGTTGTACGGTACTGAAAAAGACCCAAAACCATTCGTATCATTATACCACATATCAGACTAATCATGGACACATTAACATTTAAGCAAACAGTCGAAAGACAATTAAAATTCATTAATCAAGAACCACCCTATGTTGTTCGTGGAATGCTCCGAGTAAATGGTCTTAAAAAAGGGCAGGAACTTATCTTGGCTCATAGATTCGCAACACGAAGTTTTGCACTTAATAACAGAGATTCAGAAATAGAAAAATTATAATCATGGAACACGAATCAAAGCATATTCACACCCACCGAGGTTTTAAAATTGCCAGAGTTTTTAACAAAGAAGGAGCACAACTTTTTTTTCGTGCAACTCGCAAGGATCAAAAAGACATCACTGTTGAAGGTGGTGATATTGATTCATTTGAGCTTATTCAGAAAGCAATTGATGTAGTGGTGGAAATAGATCGAATTAAAGGTTTATGACACAACTACCACTTGCTATTTCAAATAAATAAATTTATTGTATTAAACATGATCAAGAACCGCACATCATCTTACCACGACACTCTCGCAGATTGCATTGCAGATGTCCGAATTAACCTCCTCCGTCTCAATGAAGCTAAGTCATCTGAGTTCGATGACGAGACTTGGAGAGGTGTTACTTATGAGACCACTGAGCGTTGGAACTTTAAGGTCGATACCATTAAGGACAAGCACACCAGAAAGTATGCTTGTGTGGTTATCTATCGTTTATCATCTGGCAGGTACGAATTGACCTGCTACATCAACTAAAAATTATGAGCATTAACCCAGAAAAAATTACACCTACCGTTCACTTGAACGGAAATTCTAAAGCCTCACTCTTAACCGAGTGGAATAACTTTAGTTCAAAACTTAGTGCAGTTATAGATAGTTTCCCTTACGAAAGTTTTCACGGAAGAAATCACTACATCCGAGGTGATGATGCCACTAAAAGTTGCAGGATTGCTCAAGGGGAACTGCAACGGCAAGTGCTTTCTATTAAAAATTTATCAGAGTTAGTAATCCAAAAAATACAGGAACAATAATTATGGAAAAACCAGTAGAAGACCCAAGTGTTTGGGTAATTGCAGAAGAGAAACCTAGCTTAAAAAAAGCTCAAAAAATGGTCGGAGGATTCGTTGAGCTAATCGAACTTTCTGACGGTGACCAAATGTTGGTCAATGAGGAAGGTTTATTGAAAGGTTTAGATATTAACGGAATGGCAACAATGATTGCGAATCGTAGAATTGTTGGCAATGCCATCATACTTAGAGGAAAGGCTAAGTGGAACTGATATGAATCAATTAATTTTTAAAATACACTTCCTAAACAATTCAGATGGAAGCAAAATTCGCCCAAAAAATATTGAATGTAACAATATTGATGAGTTCAAAAAGAAAGCGAACAAAACTCTTGATCGTTCAAGAATATCATGGGGGAGGGTTTGGAGAATTGAAAAGTTTGAAAAGGTAGGAAATATCAGTGGAGACATTTGTAATTATTAATATCAATGAGTTACCAACAACAAATTAAATCACGGTGCAAGACACCTCGCAAAAAAGACTTAATACTCTTTTGGGCATTCAAGAAAATATTCTTAAATGTCAATACATCTCTAAAGTCTAGGAATTAAATATGAGTGGAAATATATCTAACGAAAACGCAAAGGCACTCTGGGAGTGGAAAGGTGATGAAGAATTTTCCGAGACCAGAGAAAGAATATTTAAAGCCAAAAAGACCATCCAGAAATTGGCAAACAAATGCCAATCTGGAAAGGGTGATACCCTAAAACAATTGGAAGCAATTAATATTCTTAGCGGAGATTTGGTGATACAAATCAAATACCTAAAGGAAATTAGAGGCATAAAAGACATTGCAACTTTATGACACAGGATATTTTTATTTAGTGCTTGCTTTATATAATAATTAATATTATTGTTTTAATCATGAATGACAGGGAAACTTATTTACGCAAGGCAACAGAAAGGTTGTCCAAATCATTATTCACGAAAAACGGTCAGACCGTTCCTGCTGATGTTAGAGTGTCATGCTCTTTACCAAGCAAAGGTGCATTCACTCAACGCAAACGCAGAATTGGTGAGTGCTATTCAAGGTCATGCTCAACCGCAGGAGTAAACGAGGTTTTCGTTAGTCCAACAGTTGATAATTCAATCAAAGTGCTTGGCATATTGATTCACGAATTATGTCATGCGATTGACGATTGCCAGTCTGGTCATGGTAAAGCCTTTACTGATATTGCTCGTGCAGTTGGACTTGAGGGTAAACCTACCGAATGCACCGCAGTGGAAGGCACACCACTTTACGACTTACTTGTAAAGTATGTAAAGCGTTACGGTGATTATCCTCACAAGAAAATCGACATTTCCAGTGGTCATAAAAAGCAAACCACTCGTCAGATTAAAATCGAATGTGAGTGCGGATTTAAGGTTCGTGCCTCTCGTAAAGTTATCGATGAAATCGATCAC